TAATTGCGGTTTCATCCATGCAACCAGGAACTTCAGGTATACAACAAATGGTATGGTCCACTTCACCTATACCTGCATTACATACTGCTCCAGTGCAATCAGATGTACTAGCACTGACATCATATACAAATCCATCGCCACAATCACCATTGGATACAGCGTTATTGTTAGCGTACGCATTACCACAAGTCGCTGGATCAACACAACATGTATCTTGATCAGTTCCTTGAATACATTCATTTCCAGCGCAAGATTTAGTAGAATCTAGTATTTTGTTGTCTGGACAATCAAATGTGTATGTATTGCAATTTGCCTGAAGACAATCATCTTCATTTATAGAACAGTTTGGGGAAGAAGGACAATTAGCACCTTGTCCACTTTGTGCGGTACTTTCTGACCAGGTTCTTTGACAAATATCATTACAATCACTCCATTGACCAGTACAATCAACATCCAGAGTACATGTATCATGACCTGTTAAAAATTCGGTTTCACTTGAATTTAATCGGAGGGTTCCAGAATATCCATCATCGCAACTACATCTTCCTGCAATATGTTCTAATCCAGATGGTCTACTTGCATTCGTAGGACAATCAATAGTACAACATGTATCTTGATCAATAGCAGTTATACAAGTAATCCCCGCACATGATACATTAGAACCATTTTTTGTATATCCACTTGGACAACTAACCGGGTATGTATCACAAGTTGCTGGTGGTGGAGGTGGTGGTGTTGATGACGGTGTTGATGGTGTTGATGGTGTTGATGGTGTTGATGGAGGTGGTGTTGATGACGGTGTTGGTGGTGTTGATGGTGTTGATGGTGTTGATGGTGTTGATGGCGGTGGTGGAGGAGGAACATAATTATCATTATCTATTATTAATCCATCAACTATAATTTTATCAGGATGTCCTGGATATATTTGTTCACAATATAATTTATTATTATTTGGGGCATCTGATAAACATTCATTTTTAGAAACAGCACAATATAATTGTGTAATACATGAACTACAAGTAATATGTGATGTACTTTCATTGCGATAAAATCCTGATTCACATGTAGCATATTTACAATCTGTTGATAATGGACCATCACAATGTGTGCAACTATTTGTAACTACACTATCAACATCATTAAAATGATAACAATCTTCGCATTTATTATTTTGAGATAAATATTTACGACTAGAACATCTTTTGTTCCTCATAATAAGAAGTATTATAATTATAAATACAGTAATAAGTGTTAAAACTGTAATTATACCAAATCCGAAGAAAGCACCTTGAATTTTCTTCATTAAATATATATATATATATTATTTTTTAATTTGATTTAATTTTTAATATAATTTTAATACAATTAAATATAATATAGATTTAGTTATAAAAATGAATATTAAATCTTGTAATAAATATTTTTGTTTATGTATTAATTATTTAAATTTTTATAATAAAACTCATTTAGTTTATTATAATTTATGTTATAATAATAATTTATATGACATAAAATATAAAAATGTAAAAGATAAAAATGTAAAAGATATCCAAAAAAATTTTAAAAGTATTAATAATAAATATAATAATTAATCTTCATTTAAACCTATACTATCTAATATCATAGTTATAATAGAATGTCTCCACCAACAAGGGTTGCCTGCAGACAAAGCTGCATCACACGCGGCTTCTGTTTCATGGGCATAACACGCAGTTTTTTGCTCTGATGTCGCAGTTCTTTCAGCTAAACATTCACTCATATACCAATCACTTACTCCTCCAGTTATTATACTTAAACAACAACAGCATACAAAAGATATAGAGCATAATACCATAATTATTATAAATACAATTAAAGCCATATTTGTTTTATTAGTTGTTATATGTTGCATTATATATATATATATATATATATATTATTTTATTTTATTAATTTATTATTTTTTTTATTTAATTTGAAATTAAAGATAATTTAAGATTAAAATATAAATATTATGTCATCTGATTTAGAGGAATATAAAGTTGAAGAACATCAAAATCATATATATAATACACCGGATACTTATGTTGGTGGTGTAGATACAATTGAAGAAATTTTACCAATATTTATTAATGATAAAATTGAAAATAAATCGGTTAAATATATTCCAGCAGTTTTAAATATTTGGAATGAGATAGCTGTTAATGCAAAAGACCAAATTGAGAGATTAAATTGTGATATTGAAAAGGGGAAAAAGAATATTATACCAGTAACAGATATTAAATTTGAATATGATGAAGAAACGCAAATATGGTCTATCTATAATAATGGAAATGGTATAGATATCGCAAATCACCCAACTGAAAAAGATGATGATGGTAATCCATTGAATATTGTTATGATTATATTTTGGAAATTACTATCTTCAAAAAATTATAATAAAGATGAAGAAAAAATTGTAGGTGGTAAAAATGGTTATGGTGCTAAACTAACAAATATATTTTCTAAATATTTTAAAGTTGAAACAGTTGATCATATTAGAGGATTAAAATATGAACAAGAATTTAAAAATAATATGAATGAATATAGTGAGGCAAAAATAACAAAAACTAAATGTAAACCATATACAAAAATTTCTTGGTTAACAGATTTTCATAGATTTGGAGTTGAAAAATTTTCAGATGATATGATTTACTTAATGGTTCGTAGGATATATGATATATCTGGTATTACTGGTAATAAAGTAAATATTTATTATAATTCTAAAAAAATTAAATGTAATACTTTTGGAAAATATATAGATTTATACTTAGATGGAGATAAGAAAGTTTATGAGGAAATACATAATAGATGGCAAGTAGGAGTATCTGTAACTACAAGTGATAAATTTGAACATTATTCATTTGTAAATGGTATTGCAACATTAAAAGGTGGAAAACATGTTGATTATATTACTAAGCAAATTACAAATAAATTAGCTGAATATATTAATAAAAAACATAAAAAAGAAGTTCCTGAAAATTATATTAAAAATTATTTGAAGATATTTATTAATTCAGTTATTGTTAATCCATCATTTGATAGTCAAACAAAAGAAAGATTAATAACACCTCCAAGTAAGTTTGGTTCAAAGCCAGTAATTAGTAATAAATTTATTGAAAATATAGCAACACAATTAGATATCATATCAAAAGTATTATTATTTGCCGAATTTAAAGAAACAAAAGATGCTAAGAAAAATAATGGTTCAAAAGTTAGAAGATTGAATATACCTAAATTAGATGATGCGAATAATGCTGGAACAAGAAAATCAAAAGATTGTACACTTATATTAACCGAAGGAGATTCTGCTAAGACAATGGCTATTAGTGGATTATCAAAAATTGGGAGAGATAATTATGGTGTTTTTCCATTAAGGGGTAAAATCTTAAATGTTAAAGGAATTGATATTAAACAAATATTAAAAAATGAGGAAATTAAAAATATAATAAAGATAATTGGTTTAGAAATTGGAAAAACATATACTAACATTAATAGTTTAAGATATGGAAAAGTTATGATTATGACAGATCAAGATCATGATGGTTCTCATATTAAGGGATTAATTATAAATATTTTCCATACTTTATGGCCTAGTTTATTAAAAATGGATTATATTACTTCTATGATTACGCCAATTGTAAAAGTAACAAAGGGTAAAAAACAAATTGCTTTTTACAATTTATATGATTATGAAGAATGGAAAAATAAAACAAAAGATAATAAAAAATGGTCTTGTAAATATTATAAGGGATTGGGTACAAGCACATCAAAAGAAGCAGTAGATTATTTCCAAAATATGGTTGTTAATAATTATTCTTGGGAAGAATTATCAGATGAAAAAATTAATTTAGCATTTAATAAAGAATTAGCAGATAAACGAAAAGATTGGTTATTTAAATATGATAAATCAAATCAATTAATTTATAATGATAAAAATATTTATATTAATGATTTTATTGATAAAGAATTAATTCATTTCTCTAATAGTGATACATTAAGATCTATTGGTTCTTTATTAGATGGATTAAAACCATCGCAAAGAAAAGTTATTTATAGTTGTTTTAAAAGAAAATTATATTCAGAAATTAAAGTAGCTCAATTAGCTGGATATGTTAGTGAAAATTCAGCATATCATCATGGTGAAGCTTCATTACAATCAACTATTATAGGTATGGCACAAACATTTGTGGGTTCAAATAATATTAATTTATTACAGCCGAATGGTCAATTTGGTTCTAGAATTATGGGAGGTGCTGATTCAGCAAGTCCAAGATATATTCATACAGAATTGAATAAATTGGTTAATTCAATATTTCCTATTAATGATTTTCCATTATTAACTTATAATGAAGATGATGGATTATTAGTAGAACCTGAATATTATGTTCCTATTATTCCTATGGTATTGATTAATGGTATGATTGGTATTGGTACTGGATTTAGTTCTAATATACCACAATACAATCCATTAGATGTTATTAAAAATATTAAAAATCGTTTAAATGATAAAGAAGTAACTGATTTAGTTCCTTGGTATAAAGGATTTACAGGTGATATTATTAAATTAACAGATAAATCTTATATAACAAAAGGAAAATATAAAATTATTAGTAATAATTCATTAATTGTAACTGAATTGCCGATTGGTAAGTGGACTCATAATTTTAAAGAATTTTTGGATAGTTTAATTGATAATCAAAAAACGGATAAATTTAGTATTAAAGATTATGAAAATAATTCTACAGATACAACAGTATATTTCAAAATTATAGTATCAGATCATAAAAGATTAAAAAATATTAAATATAATAAAAAGAAACAAACGGATACGATTGAAGAATTATTTAAATTATATACAACTAAAAATACATCACTCACAAATATTCATTTGTATGATTCTAATAATGTTATTAAAAAATATAATAATATAAATGAAATAATTGATGAATATTATGTAATTAGATTAAAATTGTATGAAACGAGAAAAGAATATGAATTGAATAAATTAAAAGAGGAATTGTTATTAGAAAATACAAAAATTAGATTTATAAATGATGTTATTAATGAAAATATTATTATTTACAGAAAAAAGAAAGAAGTTATTACGAAAGAATTAGAAAAACATAAATATCCTTATTATGTTAAAAATAAATTGATTCAATATGAAGAAGGTGATGCGAATAGTGATAAATATAATTATTTAATTAAGATACCATTATATAATTTTACAGAAGAAAAAATAATTGAATTACAAGATAAGATAGATAAATTAACAAATCTATATAATAATTTAGAGAAAAAGACTATACATGAATTGTGGTTAGATGAATTAAATATATTTGAAAAAGAATATAAAAAACTTAAATAAAATAATATATGATTATAATATATATATATTATATGAATAATGATGTTAGTTTTTTATTAGGTGATAGAATGCAACAATTTGATGCTGAATATAGAACAAGACAAGCTGAATATTCTGTTCCTCATAGTATTAGTGAATTTGAAAGTGCTTCTGATAAATGGGTGAGACAAAATTTAAGAAGAGATAATCCAGTTTTTGTAGAATTTGGAAATAGAAATCCAGAAGCAAGAAATCAATTATCATCTACGGGAGAAATAATAGGCGAAGAATCTATTTTTACAAGAATGAATCAAGGGGAATTAAATCAAGAAGGTGAAGATAGAAGAACATTAGATTATAGATTAAATGAAATAAATAATGGATTAATTAGAAATAGATTAAGCGAACAAGAAGTAAAATCTAATTTAGATACTGACCCATATAAAAATGTAATTCATAAAGTTGGTGCATCTGATTTATTAAAAGGAATTCAAGAAGTTAATAATTTATCGAATATTTTTTTTAGTGATACAAATGTAAATGCTATTAATGATGCTATTAAATCAAATGTTAAAAAAATGACTGGTTCTTCTATTGGTAATCAAGTAAATAATTCTTTATTTATTGTAATGAGATCTACATATTTACAATATTCTCAAAATATTAGTACAAATGATGTTTTAGCTGAAATTAAATATTTAAATAAAATGGTTATAAATTATTGTGTTGAAAAAATAGTATCTGAATTAGTATCTTATAATTTATATTTAGAAGATATAAATAAGTTACCAATACCAAATAATCGCCCACGTGATACATCTAGTGATTGGAGAGATTATACTTATGATATGACAAATATTATTTAAGAATTATAAAATATTAATAATATAATGATAAATATTGATAATTTTAAATTAAATAATAAAAAATTAAATATAATAAAATTATGGAAAAATTCTTTTAAAAATAAAAAGAATATAAAACCATTAATAATAAGTGGTGAAAAAGGAGTTGGTAAAACTTCCTTAGCAAATATTTTATTAAAAGATTATTCTATTATAGTTATTGATTACAATATAATTAATTCAGAAGAATATATTAAATTATTATTAGGTAAAAAAGATATATCAATGATGTTTTCTAAAAAAGAAGATAAAGCTCTTTTAATAGATGATATTTTTGACATAAAAAAAAATATTAGTGAATTTTGTAGTTATTTTAAATATTTAGAAAATAATTATAATCATCCAATTATAATTACATTATGTAATACTACTAATAAAAAATTAAATAATATAATAAATAAATGTTATCATATAAATATTAGTTATTCTAAAACTACATTTACAAATATTGTTAAAAATATATTAGTTGATAATAATTTTAATTTTAAAAAAAGAGAATTAAATGATTTAATAGATAGTTCTAATTATAATTTTAATAGTATAAACGAAAATATTAAATATTTAAAACATAATGTGAATAGTAATACTTACAATAATAATAATAATTTAACAAAATATTTAACTACAATAAATGATATAAATATTATTACAAATAATTTAGTATATAATGATATAAATCTTAATATATATGAATTATTTATAAAATATAATATAGAGGTTAATATAATTATGTATAATATTATTGATAATATTTATAATTTAACAACAGATATTAATGTTATATTAGATATTTATGATTCTATTTTATATTTTAATTATTGGGAATTTATTAAAAATAAATTATATATATTTAATAATAATTTTGATATTTTTTATTCTATAATATATCCTATAAATAAATTAAAATATAAAAAAATAAATAAATTTACTATACCATATAATAAATATATTAGCTATTCTTTACAATATATAAATTCTATTAATAATTATTATACAGATACAGATGTATATTATTATTTTAGAAAATGTTTATTTAACTATGATATAAATAAAAATAAAAAAGATTTTTTAGAAATTTTAATAAATTATATTCAAATAAATAATTTAAATAAAAAAAATATAAATGCAATTATTCGTTTATATTATTATTTAAATAATCAAAAAAGCAAATCACATATTACTTTAATTAATAAATTATTTAAAAATTTGAAATGATATATATAAATATATTAATTGGAAATATTTATATTTATGGCCCTTTCTATAACAACCAAAAATATTACAAATGATAATATTGATAATTATTGTATTAATGAAGAAGATATTGAATTAGCTCAAGAACTTGGTCTTTTAAATCAAACAGATGATTTTGAAAATATGATTACTAAAGAAGAAGAATATTTAGAAGATTTAGACCAATTCATTTACGAATTAGAAGTTTTATCTCAAAGTTCGGATTGGTTTGAATGTGAAGGAATTTATACTAATAATTATGTATACAAAGATATTCCCGTTCGTGTTAATATTAAAAAAGCAAATTATGCGTTTGGGGGGATTGATGGAGTTAATAATGTTTATATTCCAAAATCACTTTTAAACAAAATAACAACAAATGAAATTGTATCAATGGATTTAATATATAAAGAATGTGATAATAATTGTTGGAAGGCAATTAGAATTAATGATAAAAAAAATTATGAACCTGTATTAGTAAATGAATTAATTATAAGAAATAATGATGGAGATGATACATATAGTACTTATCATATACCATTCCAAGATATTGGAAAAATGATAGGAAAAAATGGTAATATATTAAAAAAAGTTATAAAAGATTATTTAATTAATAATCAAGATGAAATAATTTATTTTAATCCAGAACCATTAGATTGGACTAATTTTGATGAATGGTATGAAAATGCCAATATTCCTAAATTAGATATTAATAATACTTCCAAAGAATATACAGAAGTTAAAGTATATTATAAAATAAAAATAGGAAGAATAAGATTTGGTCCAATTGAAGACTTTTTAATGAAATTATATTATTAAATATATATATAATATAAAATAATATAAAATAGTTTTATAAAAATAATATTTTTTATTATTACAAAAAAAATTTTTTTGTTTTTTTTTGTTTTTTTGTTTAAGGTTACATTAATTTACATTTAGTGTTACACTTTACTTACTCCTCAGATTCGTAATCCTCATGATCCTTGTGAATCTCCTCCCAGCAAGCATCCTCCCAGTTAATCCATCCTGACTTCTCGCTATCCACCCATTCTCCAACTGCGTTCTCATCTTCATCCTCAACCATCCAATCACCTTCATCGTTCAAGGTCTTTGTGTATTCGACACCTTCGAATCGGAACTTAATCGGTGTCTTGTCGAGACGCTTGTTGTCGATAACCAACAAGCCAACACCGGCTCCTTCCTCATCTTCCTCCTCGTCATCAGATTCGCTTGGAACGAATGGAGTTGCCTCCGCATTCAATCCAGACTTGTCTTCGACTTCAGCAATCTTTGCCTTCAGCCATTCAGGATCACTCGCCTTGGGACCCTTTGCTCGCTTACCGAGCACCTTCTCGTATTCATCCTTCAACTCGCGAATCTGGTCCTTTTCAGGATCAGAGTCGGAGTCATCATCTTCAATCTTGGACTTCAGCCATTCCGGGTCATTCGCCTTCGGACCCTTCGGCTTCTTTCCAAACTTCTCTTCGTACTCGGACTTGAGTTCCTGGATTTCTTGAGGAAGCTCAGTCTTCACCTTCTTCGGCTTCCTCATATCCTTCCAGTTGATCGCATCCCCCTTTTCGACCTTGTTTCCATCGCACAAGATCTTGTTGGGTCGGTCTTCGTCGTAATGACCGTATGACCATCCGCCAAACTCCTCAATCTTGGCGAAGTGCATCTTACAGTACTCGCCATTCACCCTCTTGGATGAGCACTGCTTGTCTTCACCTCGATTGAAAACTCGGCATCGGCACAGAGTGTTGTCGAAGCAAGCACCTGGCTTGGTGCTTGTCCGGCCACCAGAGTTCTTCCTTGAAGACACCGGTTGGTCTTCAGCGTACTTGGAGACGAACATGAGGACCTCCTTCTTGGAAGGAAGGTCGGTGATGTCCGACTTGTACAGGGCCTTGACGAAGTCGACCAGGATAGTCTTCTGGGAGTGGACCATTGTTTCGGTTGTTAAAGTTGTTGTGAGAGTGATAAAGCGACTGGTTTCTGCGGTTAGAGTGCTTTATAGTGTTTTGTAGTGATGGGTAATTCTCTAATCAGATTTCAAATTTTTTTAAGAGCACTTTTGAAAGTGCTGGGTTCTAGTGTTAAAGACCAAAAATCGCTTTCTTCGCAAATCTTTACATATATAATTTTGGGAATGTTAAAAATAAAAAAATATTAGACAAATATTATTTCTTTTGTTTTCTCATCAATGTAGAATTCATAACCCCTTTCATTCCATAACTTTTCTAATCTTTTAAATTCCTTTGTAGATATTTCTACAGGTGGATCAATATGTTTACAAATATTATAATATTCTTTCATAGTCATTAAACTATCATTTACTTTATTTTGACATAAATATTTATGAGTAGTTGAATCAGAAAAAATAACTTTATGACATTCACAAATCATTTTTATAATATATACTATTATTATTTTTAAATAATTAATTTGCGTCTGAGTTTGTTTCTGTTTGTGTTTCTGTTTCTGTTTGTCTGTTTAAAATTATTTGTGTTCTTTCTAATACATTAAATCCAATAGTTTCTATATTATTCCAAAATTCTTGAGTTCTTGTTGAATAAGTTCTTGGAGACCAAGGAATAATCATTGGTTCTATTATAGTATCAATTGTTAAATTTTTATTACTATTATCAATTAATACTTCTCTACATAATGGACAACTGTTATTTTTTTCAAGCCATTGACCAAGACATGATCTACAAAAATTGTGTTCGCATTTAGTTTGAAATTTGTCTTTTATTGTATTCATACAAATAGAACATTCTTCATCATAAGTTTTATTGTTTCCTTTGATTACCATCTTTATTTAGGTGTTTATTATTATTTTTTAATAATATTTCAAATTATATTTTTAAAGAGCTAATTTAATTTAATTAATTTGAAACTATTTATATCTTAACAAAATAAAAAATGATAATTATAACAAAGGAAGTTCATAATGCATTTATTACTACAATTATTAAATATGCTGAAGATTCAAAAATAAATATTTACGATTTATTAAGAAAATTAATTAGTGATATTAATTGGATACTTTTACCAAATGGATTAAAACTATTAACAGAAGATGGAAATATTTTATTACCAAAAGAAGCTTATAATAGACATATAAAAAATAAATATGGTTATTTTACATTTTGTAATAAAGGTTGTCATAAAAAGGGTAATATTATAGATTGGTTTTCATATTTAGAGAAATCAAAAGAATGGAATAATTGGAATAATATAACTTGGTATGATATGTTAATCTATTTATTATTTATACAAACAAATTGTCATCATAAAGGTCATTTTAATTCTTCTAAATTATGTAATAGTTCTAACTCTTTTTATGATTTCTTTTATAAATCTAAAAATGGTTTTAATCCTATGAGATATTGGGATTCTAATTTTAAAGGTAATCAATACATTAAAATAAGAGAACCTACAAAAAAACCTATTTATTTAGCAGAATGGTGGATAGAAGTATTTAATAGAGATAAAATTAAATTATTATTATTTTCAGATTTGTCTCCATCTTTACCAAATTTAAAATACAGAAAAACAACTGGTTGGACAATTTTAAATAAAGATAGATTACCATTTATGGGAATAATAAATATTATAAGAGCTATAAATAATATTCCACTTTTAGATAGTGATTATGTATTTGGAAGATTTATTGAAAAACAAACTCAAAAAGAATACAGATTTACTATTGATGATAATATATATTATAATAATATAGATAATATAGATAATATAGATAATATAGATAATACTGTAATATTATTAGTTCAATGTTTTATTAGTAGTTTTTCATTTGGGTTATGGTTTTCTAAATTCATAAAAAAATAATCAAATATAATAATTTTCATATTTTAAATAATTTTTTTTATTCATATGAATATCTAAAGTGTGGACTAGTTGATGGATTTTGTATAGAACTTGTATGAGGACTACTTAATGGACTATTAATAGAACTTACAGGAGACCAGATAGATGCAGTAGAACTTGGACTAATATTTCTCCAATTATCTGTAATAATCGGTTCCCAATCCATTTCATTATCTGTATTAGATAGTTCTATAACTAGATTTTCTATTTCCCTTTCAATATCATCATCATTTATAACATAATCTTCTTCTTCCATTTCAAAAGATTCTATTATATTATTATTGATAATTGTTCTACAATTTGGACAAGTATTATTTTTTTCGCTCCAATTTTTAAGACAAGATCCACAAAATGAATGTTTACAAATTGTTTCAGTTAGATCATCTTTTTTAATAAAGTTAAGACAAATTGGACAAGTTTTATTTGTAAATCCCATTTTTTCTTTTAGATCATTATGTTTCTTTTTCCAAACATTAAAACCTTTTCTAAGTAGATTAAATTTTCTAAATCTATAAATTCTCCAATATTTAAAACATTTAATAGCTATATTCTTTTTTCTAATCATTCTATTCTCACATATTTTTCCATAATTTAGTCTTTTAATTTCTTCTATTTCTTTAAGTTTTTTTTGTTCTTTTAGCATTTCTAGAAGTGCTATTCTTTTACTATAAGAATCATCATTTTTAATATATATTTCTCCATATTTAACATCTGGTATTTGTTCTTTTTCTTTTTGAAATTTAATTATTCTTCTTTTATGTATATCTTTATCTAGTCTTGTTTTAGTGTTATATTTTTTAAGAGAAATATCAATATTTTTAAGTTGTTTTTGTTCCTTATCAGAAAGTAGGCCTTTTCTATCTTTTTTTTCAAGTTGTTTTCTCTTCTTTTTCCATTTTCTTTCTTCTTGGATATTTGTTATTTGTATAATATCAGCTGGATTAATTGTAAATCCAGAGGATCCGTTCATTTTTAGAAAAATGTTTTTTAAAATAAAAAACATAAAAAATATTTCAAATTATATTTTAAGAGCTCTTTTTAATTATTTTTAATTTAATTTTAATTATTTATTAAATTATTATTATTATTATTATTATTATTATTAATACTTTTATTATAAAATCTATAAAATGGATGTATATA